GTTCCGTGATTCTGCTATTAGTATTGCTTCTGATAATGACGGCGATTTAATGATTGCTGCTGATGATGAAATAGATATAACCTCAACTCTAATTGATATAAATGGTAATGTAACTATTAGTGGAACAACTGGTGCCGCTGCTGTTACAACGTCTACAATCGTTGCAAGTGGTATTATCAAAACTGACGACAGTACTGCTGCAACTTCTACAACAGACGGTTCACTACAGACTGATGGTGGTTTGTCAGTAGTCTTGGATGCAGTTATCGGTGACGATTTATTCCTACTTAGTGACGCTGCTGTATTAACTTTTGGTGCCGATAAAGATGTTACCGTGACCCACGTTGCTGATGCAGGAATAATGATTAATGCTGCAATGCAACTCCGGTTTAGGGATAGTGCGATTAGTATCGGTTCTCCAGCAGATGGTGATTTGGATATCAATGCTGACGATGAGATTGAACTTAACTCAACCTTAATTGATGTAAACGGCAACCTAGATGTTAGTGGCACAGGTGTTATTGCTGGTGCTGTCACAACTGCTGCCTTGACTGCAAGTGGAATTATCAAAACTGATGACAACACTGCTGCTACAAGTACAACTGATGGTTCACTACAGACAGATGGTGGTTTGTCAGTAGTCTTGGATGCTGTTATCGGTGATGACTTGATTATGTTGAGTGATGCATCGGTTATTCATTTTGGTGCCGACAGTGATGTAACCCTTACACACGTGGCTGACACAGGATTGTTGTTAAATGGTACAAGAGTAATACAGTTCAACGATGCAAGTCAAAACATTGGTGCGCCTAGTAATGCTATACTTGATATCAATGCTACAGACGAAATAGAACTTAATGCTACGCTGGTTGATATCAATGCAAATGTTGAAATTAGTGGTAACCTTACAGTATCGGGTACAACCACCCAGGTTGATACGGTTACGATGAATGCTGAGAATGCTGTTGTGTTTGAAGGAGCGACTGCTGATGATCACGAAACAACTCTTACAATCATTGACCCAACTGCTGATCGTACACAAAGACTAATTAATCAAAGTGGTTATGTTCCTCTACTTGCAGCTGCTACAACTACGGCAATCACATCCACTCCTGCTGAACTGAATATCCTAGATGGTGCAACAGTTGTCGTTGGAGAAATCAATGCTCTTGATATAGGAAGTACTGCTGTTGGTACAGCAGTTGCCAGTAAAGCAGTTATCCTAGACTCTAATAAAGATTACACAGGCATAAGAAACCTTACCATCTCTGGAGAGATCGATGCTGCCACAGGTGACTATTCTGGTGCGGTAGACATTGCTGGCGCTACAACAACTGCCGCTATAACCGCAAGTGGAATTATCAAAACGGACGACAGTACTGCTGCAACAAGTACTACTGACGGCTCATTACAGACAGATGGTGGTCTATCGGTAGTCTTAGACGCTGTTATCGGTGATGACTTATTCATGCTCAGTGACGCTGCTGTGGTAACTTTTGGTGCAGATAAAGATGTAACCCTTACACATGTTGCTGATACTGGACTATTAGTTAATGCTGCAATGGTTGTTCAGTTTCGTGACTCTGCTATCAACATTGGTTCGCCAGCAGATGGTGATTTGGATATTAATGCTGATGACGAGGTAGAAATCAATTCAACCTTGATTGATATTAATGGCAACTTAGATGTTTCAGGTACAGGTGTCATTGCTGGCGCAGTAACAACTGCGGCTTTGACTGCTAGTGGTGTTATGAAAACAGATGATACTACTGCTGCAACTTCTACAACAGATGGTTCACTACAGACAGATGGTGGTCTATCGGTTGCTGCTGATGCAGTTATCGGTGATGACTTATTCTTACTGAGTGACGCTGCTGTATTAACTTTTGGTGCAGACAAAGATGTTACCGTAACTCACGTTGCTGATAACGGAATAATGATTAATGCTGCAATGCAACTTCGTTTTCGTGATAGCGCAATCAGTATTGGTTCACCCGCTGACGGTGATTTGGATATCAATGCTGATGATGAGATTGAACTTAACTCAACCTTAATTGATGTCAATGGTAATCTTGATGTATCAGGCACGGGTGTTATCGCTGGTGCGGTGACAACTGCGGCCCTAACTGCAAGTGGAATTATCAAAACGGATGATAGTACTGCTGCTACAAGTACAACAGATGGTTCATTGCAAACTGATGGTGGTTTGTCAGTAGTGCTAGACGCTGTTATTGGTGATGACATTATTCTGATAAGTGATGCTGCCCAAATTGCCTTTGGTACTAACTCTGAAATTACATTGGCTCATGTTCATAATGTTGGTCTTACGATAGAGCATCATACTGCTGGTGATAATCTTCCTGTTGTTTTACAATTAAAATCTGAAGAGGATGTGGTTGTTGCAAATGAGGTGATTGCTTCCCTTGAGTTTGCTGCTGGTGACTCAGATGGAACAGACGGTGCCACGGTTGCCGCTGGTATTCACGCAATCGCTGAAGCAACCTTTAGTGCAAGTGCAAATGCTACTAAACTGGTATTTACTACAGGTGTATCTGAAACTGCTGCATCAAGTGCAACTGCTAAAGCAACACTAAGTTCTATTGGTGATTTCGAAGTTGCTGGTGACTTGGTTATCAAGGATGCTGGTACAATTGGTTCTACTAGTGACAAGGATGCGATGGCAATTTCATCTAGTGGTGTAGTGACATTCAGTCAGATACCAGTTATGCCAGCAAACTCCATTGACAGTGATGAGTATATTGACGGAAGTATTGATACTGCACACATTGGAGATAACCAAATTACCCTTGCTAAAATGGCTGGAATTGCACGGGGTAAGATTATATATGGTGATGCGAGTGGTGATCCTGCTGTACTAGCAATTGGTAACAACGGCCAGGTGCTAACAGCAGATGGTACAGATTTTTCTTGGGCTGATGCTTCTGCTTCATCATTGGCAGCAGATAATCTCTCTATTGGTGATGCAGCAATCCTTCTAACAACCAGTTCTGGTGACATTACTCTTGATGCTGCTGCTAACGATAGTGATATTATTCTCAAAGGCACAGATGGTGGTTCAGATACAACCTTCTTAACGATTGATGGTAGTGCTGCTGGTGCTGCGGCATTCAACTCTACTGTTACTGCGACAGGGTTCATAATCGGTAGTGCAAGCATTGTTGAGACAGAACTAGAACTACTTGATGGTTTAACTGCTGGTACAGCAATTGCTTCTAAAGTAGTCACTACAGATTCAAACATAGATACAACAGGACAAAGAAATCTTACAATTTCTGGAGAGATAGATGCTGCCACAGGTGACTTCTCAGGTGTGGTTGATATTGCTGGCGCTACAACAACTGCCGCTATAACCGCAAGTGGTATTATTAAAACAGATGACAGCACTGCTGCAACTTCTACAACAGATGGTTCATTACAAACCGATGGTGGTTTGTCTGTAACACTAGATGCAGTTATTGGTGATGACTTATTCTTACTTAGTGATGCAGCGGTACAAACATTTGGTGCAGACAAAGATGTAACACTAACTCACGTTGCTGATACAGGTCTGTTACTTAACGCAGCTATGGTTGTTCAGTTCCGTGACTCTGCTATCAACATTGGTTCACCAGCAGATGGTGATCTAGATATTAATGCTGATGATGAAATAGAACTTAACTCAACTTTGATTGACGTTAATGGAAACTTAGATGTTAGTGGCACAGGTGTTATCGCTGGTGCTGTCACAACTGCTGCCTTGACTGCTAGTGGTATTATAAAAACAGATGATACTACTGCTGCAACTTCTACTACTGACGGTTCCTTACAGACTGACGGTGGTCTATCTGTTGCTGCTGATGCAGTCATTGGCGATGACTTATTCTTACTTAGTGACGCTGCTGTATTAACTTTTGGTGCCGATAAAGATGTTACTGTAACCCACGTTGCTGATAACGGAATAATGATTAATGCCGCAATGCAACTTCGTTTCCGTGATAGCGCAATCAGTATCGGTTCACCAGCTGATGGTGATTTAGACATTAATGCTGACGATGAAATTGAACTTAACTCAACTCTGATTGATGTCAATGGCAACCTAGATGTTTCTGGTACAGGTGTTATCGCTGGTGCGGTGACAACTGCGGCTTTGACTGCTAGTGGTGTTATGAAAACAGATGATACTACTGCGGCCACAAGTACCACAGATGGTTCACTTCAAACTGATGGTGGTCTATCTGTTGCTGCTGATGCAGTCATTGGCGATGACTTATTCTTACTTAGTGACGCTGCTGTATTAACTTTTGGTGCAGACAAAGATGTAACACTAACTCACGTTGCTGATAACGGAATAATGATTAATGCTGCAATGCAACTTCGTTTCCGTGACTCTGCTATTAGTATTGGTTCACCAGCAGATGGCGATTTGGATATTAATGCTGATGACGAAATAGAACTTAACTCAACTCTAATTGATGTCAATGGTAACCTAGATGTTTCTGGTACAGGTGTCATTGCTGGCGCAGTTACGACTGCGGCTTTGACTGCTAGTGGTATCATTAAAACAGATGATAGCACTGCTGCTACAAGTACAACTGATGGTTCACTTCAAACTGATGGTGGTTTGTCAGTAGTGCTAGACGCTGTTATTGGTGATGACATTATTCTGATAAGTGATGCTGCCCAAATTGCCTTTGGTGTAAACTCTGATGTTACACTTAAACATGTTCATAATGTTGGTCTTACGGCAACACATGTTGGTACTGGTGATAATCTACCAATGGTACTACAGTTGAAATCTGAAGAAGATGCGCTTGTAGCAAATGAAGTGATTGCTTCTCTTGAGTTTGCCGCTGGTGACTCTGGTGGAACAGATGGTTCTACGGTAGCTGCGGGTATTCACGCTATTGCTGAAGGAGCATTCACTGCAAGTGCAAATGCTACTAAACTGGTATTTACTACAGGTGTATCTGAGACTGCTGCTTCTAGTGCAACTGCGAAGGCAACGCTAAGTTCAATCGGTGACTTCCAAGTTGCTGGTGACTTAGTAGTTAAAGATGGCGGTCTTATTGGTTCTGCTAGTGACTTGGATGCTATAGCGATTGCCTCAAATGGTGTAGTGACCTTTACTCAGATACCAGTTATGCCAGCAAACTCCATCGACAGTGATGAATATATAGACGGTAGTATTGATAGAGCGCATCTTTCTGCTGATATTATTGATGCAACTAAGATTGCTGATGATGCTATTGATTCAGAACACTATACAGATGGTTCTATTGATAACGCACATATCGCTGATGATGCTATTGACTCTGAGCATTATGCTGCTGGTAGTATCGATACTGCCCACATTGCCGACGACCAAGTGACAGAAGCAAAAATGGCAAATGATGCGATTGGTTCAGCAGAACTTAAAACACTGTCAACTCTGTTGATTAAAAACTCTGGTGGCACTACATTAAAAACTTGTCATACTGCGGGTGCATAAATAGTAATATGAAGAATAATAGGAGCAATCCGTAATGTTAGGAAGTCAATTTTACCATGAAACAATTAGAAAAGTTATTGTTGCTTTTGGAACTGTATTTAATAATATACAATTAGTTCGTAAAGATAATGATGGTGTTATACAACAATCTATGAAGGTTCCCTTAGCATATGGACCACGACAGAAATTTTTGGTTAGGCTTAAAGAAGATCCAGACTTGACAAAACAAGTTGCAATTACACTTCCACGTATTGGATTTGAAATTAAAAACCTAACTTATGATTCTGCTAGAAAATTGAATCGTATACAAAAGTTTAAGAAAACAAAAACAGGGAATTCTTCTAAACTTGATACACAATTTATGCCAGTCCCATATAATCTTTCAATTGAACTTTATATAATGGCAAAAAATTCTGATGATGCTTTGCAAATTGTTGAACAAATTCTTCCTTACTTTCAACCTGATTATACTTTAACATTTAATGATATGGCAGATATGGGTATTAAGAGAGATATACCAATTATATTGAATGACATATCGTATGAGGATAATTATGAAGGTGATTTTGAAACGAGAAGAGCTATAATTTATACGTTGTCTTTTACAACTAAATTTTATTTGTATGGTCCGGTAACTGATTCTGGTGTTATTAAGACTGCCGTTGTAGATCAATATACTGATCTTCCAGCAAATACTCCAGCAAGAGAACAGAGATATACTGTTACGCCAGATCCAACTAGTTCTGATGCTGATGATGATTTTGGATTTAACGAAACGACATCATTCTTTCAAGACTCAAAAGTTAAAGATATTGTTACAGGTGAAGATAAATTAACGTCATGAGCAATGAAATTGATAGAGCATTAGGTGTAGTTCAAGAAATTGAATTTAATCCTCCGATTGAAACAAAAACAAAAACAATACAAGTAAATAACAGTAAAGAAGCAGACATAGAAAATGATTATGCATACCAACGACAAAACCTTTATAGCTTGGTTGAGCGAGGTTCTGACGCAATTGAAGGCATTCTTGAATTGGCCAGAGAAAGCGATGCACCAAGAGCGTATGAGGTTGCAGGCAACTTAATTAAACAAGTTGCAGAGATAACAGAAAAACTTGGTGATCTTCAAGAGAAAATGAAAAGACTAAAAGAAGTTCCAAGTAACGCACCTAAGAGTGTTACCAATGCACTGTTTGTGGGGAGCACTGCTGAGTTGCAGAAAATGTTGAAAGAGAAATGATTTGTTTACATATAATTGTTGGTTGACTTAGTAATAAATAGATAAATTTTGTTATGAATAAAGTTAAATATTTTAGACCTGATATTTTTGAATTGGATGATTTAAATATAAATCCTCCTATAATAGCGCCAGGACAATTGGTTCAGGCATACATGCCTGTAGATAGAACAGGTATATTTAATCCTTTTAATATGATGTACGAACCTATTCCTTCTGTTGCAAATTTTAATAAGTCTTTTGAAGAGTGTTGTATGGATGCAGCTCAAGATTTATGGAAATTGGGAAAACCCGTAGAATTATTTTGGAGCGGTGGGATTGACAGTAGTGGAGCTTTGATTGCATTATTGGAAACCAAATCTGATTCTGACATACTCAATATCCGATACACTGAAGAATCAATTGTAGAGTTTCCATTGATGTGGGAGAAAATGGTAAAAGATAGAAACGGTCCTTTATCAGATAAGGAAATGTTAGATGAAACTTTATTTAATAACCATGACATCATCAAAGTAACGGGGGAATGTGGAGATCAGTGTTTCGGTAGTGATGCTCTACATAAAAATTTAGATAAACATGATGACGATTGGGAAAGTATTTTTACATGGGGTGCATTTGGTGGTGGTGTTGATAGTGATATGCCACCCAAAAATTCAGAAACTTATAAACTTGAAATGGAACAGTTAGCTAGAATTATGTTTGAACATGTTGATTTTGCACCAATAGAAATTAAAACTATATTTGATTTGTTTTGGTGGTGCAACTTTTGTTTTAAATGGCAAGATGTAGATAGCCGTATGATTTTTACATTTACAACTACCAAAGAATGGAAATCTACTTTAAGTTTTTTCAACACTCCAAATTTTCAAAGATGGTCAATAGTTAATCATGATATTAAACATGGTGGTACTTGGGAAACATATAAACAACCTGCAAAAGAATATATACACAAATATTTAAAGGATAATAATTATAGAAAGAATAAAACAAAAGAAGCTTCTTTAATTAAAATTTTGCGAGGGGCGACTGATGAAAAATATAATTATGTCTATAGACAAAAAAGAAGAAAAAATCCAGATAGAATTAAATTAGTTTTGGAAGATGGTCAGTTTTGGAGAAGGAATGAAAAAATTCCTTTTGAGGTTTATGAAGAAATATTGACATAAAATTTATAATGATACTCTCAGATTTGAACCTAAATATATGAAGGAGTAAATGATGTTTGAATATCAATGCAAAATTGTTAAAGTAATAGACGGTGACACCGCTGATGTAGATATTGATTTAGGTTTTGGTGTATGGATGAAAAAACAGAGAGTTCGATTCTATGGTGTTGATACACCTGAATCTAGGACAAGCGACAAAGAAGAAAAGGTATATGGATTGATGGCAAAGGAATTTGTTTTAGCCCATCTACCAATTGGATCAACACAAGTTCTACGCACCAAAAAAGATGGTGTTGGTAAATATGGTCGTATTCTTGGAGAGTTTGTTGTTGATGATACAACTCTAAATCAACTTCTTATTGACACACACAATGGGGTTGCATATTTTGGACAATCTAAGGATGATATTGAAGAAGAACATATTAAAAATAGAGAATTAGTTAATGGCTGACCAAAACCAATATCTAGGCAATCCCAATTTAAAAAAGATTAACACAGCTGTAGAGTTTACAAAGAAAAACATTAAAGAGTTCCATAAATGCGCAGATGATCCTATTTATTTTATCTCAAATTATGTTCAAATAGTTTCTCTTGATCATGGTTTGGTGCCATTTGATATGTATGATTTTCAAAAAGATATGGTATCTTCTATGCATAATAATAGATTTACCATTTACAAATTACCTAGACAATCCGGCAAATCAACTACTATTATATCATACCTTTTGCACTATGCATTGTTTAATCCAAATGTAAATATTGCTGTTCTTGCAAACAAATCCGTTACTGCAAGAGATATTCTTGGCAGACTACAACTTGCTTATGAGAACCTTCCTAACTGGATGCAGCAAGGTATTATTGCATGGAACAAAGGTAATATTGAGTTAGAAAATGGTAGTAGGGTTATTGCAGCTGCAACTTCTTCAAGTGCAATTCGTGGTGGTTCTTATAATATAATTTTTCTTGATGAGTTTGCGTTTGTTCCCTCAAATGTTGCAGAACAATTTTTTGCATCTGTTTATCCTACAATTACTTCTGGTCAAAACACAAAGGTAATTATTGTTTCTACGCCGCATGGTATGAACATGTTCTATAAAATATGGGTAGATTCACAAGAAAAAAGAAATGATTATGTTGCAACAGAAGTTCATTGGAGTGAAGTTCCTGGCAGAGATGAAAATTGGAAAATAGAAACAATACGAAATACTTCTGAATCACAATTTAATGCTGAATTTGAATGTCATTTTCTAGGTTCTATTGACACATTAATTAGTGCACAAAGATTAAAGAATTTAACATATCGAAATCCCATTCAATCAAATGCAGGTTTAGACATTCACACAAGACCAATAGAACAAAATGTTTACATGTTAACTGCTGATGTATCTCGTGGTACTGCAAATGATTATTCTGCATTTGTGGTATTTGATATAACTGAGATACCATATAAAATGGTTGCAAAGTTTAGAGATAATGAAATTAAACCGCTTCTGTTTCCCACCAAAATTCATGAAGTTGCTAAAGCATATAATCAAGCATATGTCATGGTAGAGGTGAATGACATAGGTGAGCAGGTCGCCAACACGTTACAGTTTGATCTTGAGTATGACAACCTAGTTATGGCTTCGATGCGAGGTAGAGCAGGCCAGGTACTAGGAGCGGGATTCTCAGGGGGTAGAGCACAATTGGGTGTAAGAACAACAAAGGCGGTTAAAAAGATTGGTTGTTCTAATCTCAAACAATTGATAGAAGATGACAAACTTATTATAGAAGATTATGACTGTGTAAATGAATTGTCTACATTTATTATCAGAGGTTCATCTCATCAGGCTGATGATGGTTGCAACGATGATTTGGTTGCTTGCATGTTTATTTTTGCTTGGGCAACAGACCAAACATATTTTAAAGAACTTACTGATAATGATATACGAAAAACTATGATAAGAGAACAACAAGATATGTTAGAACAAGATATGGCACCATTTGGTTTTATTGTAAATGGTATTGATGATCCCTTTGGTGATGATATTGATGAATACGGAACCAAATGGACAACAGTTACCAGAGATTTTAATACGAATTGGTAATACTAAATAAATTCTATTAAATCTGAATCCAGTTTGATGAAACAATTTAAACACACAATCTTAGATTTTTTTATAAGTTCATTTAATTCTTTTCTACTTCCATCATTCATTCCCTTACGTTGAGTAAGTTTTCTTATTTTATTATTATAAGGATAAAATTTAAGACAAACAGTTTCACTTTCACCACAATGAATGCATGACTTCTCGGCAAGATACTCATTTAGCCACACAATACGTTGTCGATAATTACGTTTTGCAACTTTTTTTATAGTGCATTTATATTTTTCATAATGCGTTAACATGTAAATATTTATAAGAATTACAACATATAAAAAAAGGTTTTTAGAATCTTTATTTTTATAAATAATACAAAGAAGAATAACTAATAAAGTTTATAAACTTTACAGATTGAAGGAGTACGAAAATGGGTTTTTTAGTCTCTCCAGGCGTTCAGGTTAGAGAAATTGATCTCACTAATATTATACCTGCCGTACAAACAAATATTGGCGCGGTTGCTGGTCCTTTTGAGAAAGGCCCTGTAGCTTCGGTTGTAAATATTGGGACAGAAGCAGAACTAAGAAGTATCTTTGGCGAACCAAATGGTAGTAATTTTGAATTCTGGTTCACTGCGGCAAACTTTTTGCAATATTCAAATGCATTAAAAGTTGTACGTTGTGAATCTGATGTTAAAAGTGCTGCCTCTGAATTGGGTGTGTTGATTAGAGATACAGAACATTATTTAGGTTCTTTTGCTGATGGTCAAGGTAGCGTTGGTCCTTGGGCTGCTAGAACCGCTGGTGATTGGGGAAATTCTCTTGCAGTTTCTATTTGTGCAACATCTACAGCATTTTCACAAAATATTACTGGTGCAAACCAAGTAAATGGTGCTGCATCTTCTGGTGCAACATCTGTGATTGTTGATGATGTTGATCTTGCATCTAACGTAATTAACGTTGGTGATGTTGTTTCATTTTTCACAGATAGTGGTTTTGGAACTCCTGCTACGGGTCATGCAGGCAAAGAATATGAAGTAACTGCTCGCGATACATCAGCCAACACAATTACAATTCGTGAACTAGATAATCCAAACGGAACGGGATTGGTTGCATCTCTTGCTAACAATTCTTTTATTCGTCGTCGTTGGAAGTTTTATGATTTGTTTGATACAGCACCAGGCACTTCGCAATGGTCTACTCAAGAAGGTCGTGGAACAGGCGATGAAATGCATATTGTTGTATATGACACAACAGGTAAACTTTCAGGTTATTCCGAAAGTGTTGCTGGTCAAAGAACTCTTGCAGTTTTAGAAACATATAGTGCACTTTCTAAAAATCCAAAAGCTAGAACAGCTCAAGGTGGAACAAATTATTATGCTGATGTGATTTATACACAATCTGCAAATATCTACTGGATGGATCATCTAGGCGCTGGTACTAACTGGGGTAATGATTTAGACCTTAGTAATGATGTCGTGTTAAACGGAACTGATGCAACTGGATCAGATGAAGGTTCAAGCGTTATTGACGAAACGGATGGTGATAGTATCATTCAGGATTCTGGTTCTGGTGCAGGTGTGTATACTTTAGTTGATACACCAACGATTGATGGTTTGACTGGAGGAACAGACGATTATTCAGTTACTCTCGGTGAGAAACGTCTTGCATATGACTTGTTTGCAAATGCAGAACTTCATGATATTAACTTTATTCTTGGTGGTCCTTCAGTGACAATTACTGGAAGTTCATTTGGTACTTCTGGTGATGAGTTTGACACACATGGCACAATGATTACAGATATTTGTGAACTTCGTAAAGATTGTGTTGGTTTTATCTCTCCAGCTAGACAATCAGTTGTCAATGTTCAGAGTTCAAACACACAAACAGTAAACGTTAAAAATTCTTTTGACACTTTACCTTCGTCTTCATATGTTGTATATGATAGCGGTTACAAATACATGTATGACAAATACAATGATGTTTTCCGTTTTGTTCCTTTGAACGGTGATATTGCCGGACTTTGTGCAAATACAGATAGAGTTGCTGATCCGTGGTTCTCTCCTGGCGGTTATAATCGTGGTAATGTTCGTGGTGCAATTAAAGTTGCTTATAACCCAATGCAATCTGAAAGAGATATTCTTTATAAGGCTCGGATTAATCCTGTTGTTGATTTTCCTGGCCAGGGTGTGGTTCTGTTTGGTGATAAAACTGCCCAAACCAAACCAAGTGCTTTTGATAGAATCAACGTGCGTAGATTGTTCCTTGTTCTTGAAAAAGCAATTGCGACAGCTGCTAAGTTTACACTCTTCGAATTCAACGATGAGTTTACACGAGCGCAGTTCCGTAATTTAGTAGAACCTTTTTTGCGAGATGTTCAGGGTCGTAGAGGTATCACTGATTTTACAGTGGTCTGCGATGGCACTAACAACACAGGTGAAGTTATTGACAGGAATGAATTTATTGCTGACATCTACATTAAACCTGCTCGTTCAATTAACTTTATCAGTCTTAACTTTGTTGCTGTACGAACTGGTGTTTCGTTCAGTGAAGTTATTGGCAGATTCTAATAAGGAGCAACGAAAATGGTTGGAACATTAGACGAATTTAGATCGCAACTAATTGGTGGCGGTGCAAGAGCAAACCAGTTTCGGGTTGAAATTAACAATCCTCCAGCTGGTGCTGTTGGACTTGATACCAGAAATGCTGCATTTTTATGCACATCAGCACAGCTGCCTGGAATGACAGTTGAAGAAATCGCAGTACCGTTTCGTGGTAGAAGTATCTATATCGCGGGTGATAGAACTTTTGAAGAATGGACTGTTACATTTTATAATGACACAAACTTTGCAATTAGAAATGCAATGGAAAGGTGGAATAATAGTTTGAATCATCTTGTTACGGGACAAGGACTTACTAATCATGATGATTATACTGCTGACCTTAAAGTTTCACAACTTGACAGGGATGATAGATTGTTGAAAACATATACTTTTGTTAATGCGTTTCCATTAAGTGTAAGTGCAATTGCTTTGACTGCTGGTGGGTCAGCTGAGATTGAAACTTTTGATGTTACATTTAGATATCAACATTTTGTCACAGATGGTGTAATCGCAGATGCACCTTCTGGTCCGTTTTAGTATATAACTATATAATCTCAACTACCTAAATAGTAGTAAGGAGATATTATGGCAGAACTTTTCGGATTTAGCATTACTCGTAAACAGGATAAGGACAGTGGAGATAGTTTCACTGTCCCGACTCCTGACGACGGTAGCACAGAGGTTGCTGGCGGCGGTTTCTTTTCTTCTGTTCTTAATACGGATGGGAATGAAAGAACAGAGCTTGAGTTAGTAAGACGTTATAGAGAAATCGCACAACAACCAGAATGCGATAGTGCTATTGAAGATATAGTTAACGAGGCAATCACTTCAGATGAAATGTCTCAATCTGTTATGGTTACTCTTGATAGGTTACCATACCCAAACAAAATTAAAAAAATTATTCGCGAAGAATTTGATAATGTTCTTTCTCTTATGGAATTTGAAGAAAAAGGACATGATATTTTCAGACGTTGGTATGTTGATGGTAAAATTTACTTTCATAAAGTTATTGATAATAAAAATCCCAAAAAGGGAGTAATTGCTCTTAGATATATTGATGCAACTAAAATCAAAAAAATCAGAGAAGTTAAGAAAGAAAAAGATGTATCTACTGGCGTAGAAATGATTAAAAAAATTGAAGAATATTATATCTATAATGAAAAAGGATTAGAACACGCTGGATATGATGGTTCAAGACAGGGAATTAGAATTGCTGGTGATGCTATAACATATGTTCCTTCTGGTGTAATAGACCAAAATAGTGGTAGAGTTTTATCTTATTTACATAAAGTAATTAAGCCTGTTAATCAATTAAGAATGATTGAAGATGCATTGGTTATCTATCGCATTTCAAGAGCACCTGAACGTAGAATTTTTTATATTGATGTTGGTAATCTACCAAAGGTCAAAGCAGAACAATATCTTAAAGATGTGATGAATCGTTATCGTAATAAATTGGTGTATGATGCATCAACTGGTGAAATTCGTGACGATAGAAATCATATGAGTATGTTGGAAGATTTTTGGCTCCCACGCAGAGAAGGTGGTAGAGGAACAGAAATCACAACATTGCCAGGCGGTTCGAATCTTGGTGAGATTGATGATATTCAATATTTTCAGAAAAAACTTTATCGTTCATTGAATGTTCCAATTTCTAGACTTGAATCTGAATCAAATTTTAGTATTGGAAGAAGCACAGATATAACAAGAGATGAATTGAAATTTACAAAATTCATTCAGAAACTAAGAAAGAAATTTGTTCATATATTTACCGATGTTCTAAAAACACAATTGTTGTTGAAAGGAATTGTTTCTTTGGACGATTGGGATGTGATGAAAGAACATATCCAATATGATTTCTTAAAAGATGGACATTTTTCAGAGCTGAAAGATGCAGAACTATTAAATGACCGTATTACTTCACTACAAAATATAGAATCATATATTGGAACATTCTTCAGTAAAGAATATGTTCTAAAACATGTATTGCGTATGAACGATGGTGAAATAGAAGAAATGCGCGACCAAATTGCAACTGAAGCAGAAAAAGATCCAATGGATGGTGGTGTTCCGAATAATGGTGGTGATGGTGTTACTAGATATCCGGCAGATGCCACTGGTATGGCAGTTGATCCAGAAATGAGTGCTGCTGATAGAGCATCACTTGCATTGGGTATTGACCCAAATGCTGAAGAAGGAGAAAATAATGACAAGTAAAGAATTTGTAAATATGGCAGTGGATGGTAATAATATTGAAATGGACAATGCATTTAAAGATGCGATTTCTGATAAAATTACTAATGCCTTAGATACTAGAAGAAAAGAAATTGCAGCATCATTTGTAAACACTAAAAGTGTGGAGACGGAGCAAGAGTAGTGGCGGAGTTTCAATTGATAGTTAATGGAATATTGGAAACATATACTAAATATGAAGATATCCCAAAAACTTTTGATAATGTAATTAAATTTATACCTGATGTTCCAGAACCAGAAGGTGAGAATGGAAATCACACAGATGAGCAACACGTAGAGATGGCAAAGTGGAACGGCAGATTACAATCACTAATGGAGAAAGAACGTGCCCGCAGCAACTAGAGGACCAACGTCCGAAATTCTTGGAGATGCAGATGTGGCACACTGTTCTGCTATGACCAGAGCAGAGGGTTCGATAAATGTGTTTGTAAATAATCAACCGTGGAGTTGTAAAGATGACAAGAATACAAATCACGACTTGCCGGGCGATCCTTGTCCTAAACATCAAGCTGCCATAACAACTGGTTCCACTATTGTTTTTGTAAATGGTGATGGTGCTGGTAGAATTGGTGATGTTATTAGTGGTTGTACTTCTGTAGCTGCTGGTAGTTCAAATGTATTTGCAGGACCGTAGAATGAATCAGAAATTTGAAAATATATACACATTGTTTATAGAAAACAATGAGCACAAAATGTCTAAGGGGTATAAAAAACTTTCTCCAAAGATGAAAGATGCTGTTGATTCTATTTTTAAAGTGATGGATACTAAACCTTCAGATTTCCTAAATAGTTTCGAAAGAACAATTACAGATGTATCTAAGAAATATAAAGTCCCTGAGAAGGAACTTATTGGATACTTCGAAAAAGAAATGTTAGCGATATAGGAGAAAAGAATGGCATTTACAACAAGAACATTAAGAGACACGGCCGTTAACGCTCCGGGCGCTGGTGGAACAGTTACGGTTAAGGTTGATATCGAAGATGACACTACCGCAAATAATGCTATTTTGGATGCGAGTGCTCTAGATGGTCATGCAAACGGTGCAAAATTACACATCTCAAAGCTTTGGTGGGCATTGACTCAAGGTAGTGCAGATGACGATACTGGCCATATTGAACTTCAAGAAGTATCTTCTGGAACTGATATTGTTCAGATTAGACTTGCTGGAACTGGACACTATGATGGTACTGCTGGATTGATTAAGGGAACCGCGGCTAACACAACAGCAACTTCTGGTGACCATGAGCTGACTTGTTTTGGTACATCTGGATTTCTTATAATTGAATTCAAAAAAGACGAAAATTATACAACATAAGGATGAACCAATGCAAATAGTAAAATTATTTTCAGAATCCGTTGAAGAGGTGGAGTATATCACCGAAGAAAAAGAAAGCGGTAAAAAGGATTATAAAATTAGAGGCATTTTTATGCAGGCGGATATCAAGAACCGTAATGGTCGAGTATATCCTATGGAAATCCTTAATAAAGAAGTTACTAAATATAACAAGAATTTTATCAAAGAAAATCGTGCTTTTGGGGAACTCGGACATCCAGACGGACCAACCGTCAATTTGGAACGGGTATCTCACATGATTACTTCTTTGACCCCTGATGGTAAGAATTTTATTGGTGAGGCCAAAATTATGTCTACGCCAATGGGGGAAATTGTTAAGAACCTTATGGATGAAGGTGCCAAGTTGGGCGTTTCATCTAGAGGCATGGGAAGTTTGGATCAAAGAAATGGTGCTAACTATGTGAGAGATGATTTTTATCTCGCAACTGCCGCAGATATTGTTGCTGACCCATCGGCTCCAAATGCTTTCGTGGAAGGTGTCATGGAAGGAAAGGAGTGGGTATGGAATCATGGCGCATTAATTGAGGCACATGTTGCAGAACTAAGGAAGAAATTTGATGTTAAAAAACATAAAAGACAAGCAAACAAAGAAGCATTAGAGTTTGCTAAATTCCTCAAGATGTTGTAATTTATAAATAATAAAAGTATATAAAGGGAGAAATCCATGTCCGAATTAGACCAAACAATTGAGGAGCTTGAATCTGAAGTATTGGCGGAACTAGAAGAAGCCAGTCAACCCGACAGCACGGGTGGAAAATCAGACGCTCCTAAAAAAGTAAAAGATGAAGTTAACGATGAAGAAGACCTTGGCGGTGCAGACCCCGAAGCAAAAGTAGAGAAAGGTGCTGACGAAGATCGTAAAGAAAAAGCGATTGGTAAAAAAGCGTCGGCTGCTGCTAAAGCTATTAAAGGTGATGCGCAACAAAAAAGTGCTGGAAAAGCTGATGCTCCTCAGAAACTTGCTGCTGGAGACGAAGTAATGCATGACGGTGAGAAAATTTCCGAAGAAGATATTGAAGAAAAAATGTCAAATATCAGTGTTGCTGAAGACGTTAAAGCTTTGATTGACGGAGAAAATCTTTCTGAAGAATTTAAGATTAAGGCCGCAACAATTTTTGAAGCTGCTGTTAAATCTAAAATACGTAGTGAAGTTGTACGAATGGAAGAAGACTACGTTCTTCAACTTTCAGAAGCTACTGAGACAATTAAAGAAGAGTTGTCAACTAAGGTTGATGATTATCTTGGTTACGTTGTCGAAGAGTGGATGAAAGAAAATGAAATTGCGATTGAACGTGGTTTGAAGGGTGAGATTGCTGAAGACTTTATTTCTGGTTTGAAGCAATTGTTTGAAGACCATTATATTGATGTTCCTGACGAAAAATATAATATTTTAGAAGCTCAAGCAGAAAAGATTTCTGAACTTGAACAAAAACTAAATAGTACTATTGAAGAGAATGTTGATAGAAGGAAAGCTGTTGAGTCTTTGACTAAAGAGGCAATTATGCATGATGTTTCTGAAGACCTTACTGTCACTGAGATTGAGAAATTTAAGTCTTTAACTGAAGAGTTGGATTTTGTTAGTGAAGAAAGTTTTCGTCATAAACTTGATACTTTGAAGGAAAGTTATTTTCCCAAAACTGGTGGGGAAGAATCTTTCTTAATTGATTATGATAATAGTGAACTTGCACAGGACATTGATACGACTGGAGCAATGAAAAGTTATATGTCGGCAATCAGTCGTACCAAGCTTGCATAAATTTATAAATAAATGTAGAAAAATAAAATAAGGAGAAACGAATATGTTTCAAACAGAACATCTACAAGAAAAGTGGCAGCCAGTCCTAGAGCATCCTGATCTTCCAAGGATCGAGGATAGTTATAAGCGTGCAGTCACTACTGTTATTTTAGAAAACCAAGAAAAAGCCATGAGAGAAGATGCTGCGTTTCTTTCGGAAGCCGCACCTACTAACTCCACTGGTGGATCGATTTCTAACTGGGATCCGATTCTTATTTCGCTAGTTCGCCGTGCCATGCCTAATTTGATTGCGTATGACATTTGTGGTGTGCAACCTATGACTGGTCCTACGGGACTTATCTTTGCAATGCGTGCTTCTTTTATCTCTTCGGATGGTGCAGAAGCATTGGTTGATGAAGCCCTGCCAGGTGGACAAGGTAAATCTAACCAAAACGCTGCTGGTACAACTGGTGGTGGTGATGTTGGTGCAACTGAGACTAACCCTGCTGTGCTTAACGACAGTCCTTCTGCTGGAACGTACACTATTGCGACTGGTCAGACAACTGCTCAAGGTGAAGCACTGGGTGATACATCCACAAACGCTTTTGCTGAGATGGCATTCTCTATCGACAAATCAACGGTTACTGCCGTTACCCGTGCTCTGAAGGCTGAGTACACGATGGAACTTGCTCAAGATCTTAAAGCAGTTCATGGTTTGGACGCTGAAACAGAACTTGCGAACATTCTTAGTTCGGAAATTCTTGCTGAAATTAACCGTGAAGTTGTTCGTCGTGTTTATGTTGCTGCTGTTAAAGGTGCACAAGCTAACACAACGACTGCTGGTATCTTCGATTTGGACACCGACTCTAATGGTCGTTGGTCTGTTGAGAAATTCAAAGGTCTAATGTTTGCCATTGAACGTGATGCGAATGCGATTGGTCAGCAAACTCGTCGTGGTAAAGGTAACATGCTTCTCTGTTCTGCTGACGTTGCGTCTGCTCTTCAGATGGCTGGTATCCTTGACTACACACCTGCACTTAACAACAACTTGAATGTTGATGATACGACAACTACTTTTGCTGGTGTTCTTAATGGACGATATAAAGTCTATGTTGATCCGTATTCTGCCAACGTTGCTGCTTCGCAGTATTATGTTGTTGGTTACAAAGGTTCTTCGCCTTATGATGCTGGTATGTTCTACTGCCCATATGTTCCGTTGCAAATGGTTCGTGCGGTTGGTGAGAACACATTCCAACCTAAAATCGGGTTCAAGACTCGTTACGGTATGGCTGCTAACCCATTCGCTCAAGCTGCTGGTGCAGTTGCCGCGGGTGATACTCAGAACACTGATGCATCTATCGATGCGGGTGTTAATGTTTACTATCGTCGAGTCAAAGTTACAAACTTGATGTAAGGTAATCTTTCCACGAATAGAATAATAATAATCGTGGAATAAAGAAGAAAGTTACAGGGGTCCGTCGGACCCCTTTTTTTTGTTTATTGGTTTATTCGTTTATGAAAAATATTAAAAAAAACTTGTCACTTGATACTTTTTTATAAAAAACTTATCACTTAACATTGCAAAATTTTTGAGAGGGTTTTAAAATGTTATAAATACTTGTATGGCCACTACAAAAGCACTTGAGCGACAACCAGATAAATTGGATTATGCAAGTCCAACTCAATTTAGTTTTATAATTAATCAACTTCCTAAAGTGCAGTTCTTTACAACTGCATGTAATTTGCCTGGAATTACATTAGGAACCACAATATTAGAATCAAGGTTTAAACAAGTTTCAATTCAAGGTGATAATGTAGATTTCGCAAGTTTTGAGTTATCCTTTATAGTAGATGAATATCTTGAAAATTATTTATCTTTGCATAATTGGATAACTGCTGCTGGTTTTCCAAAATCTACAGAACAGTTTAGAGTTTTTAGAGATGAAACCTCTGAAACATCAGATTTGGGATATGAAAAAGCAGGAACAAGATCTGGCATGTTCACCAAGTCAGATAGAAATATGACATCAGATTCAACATTAACAATTCTATCAAATAAGAATAATCCTATTGTTGAAGTTAGATTTCGTGATATGTTTCCCACGACATTGAGTGCTCTTGATTATGATCAAAGTGCTACTGATGTTGAATATATGAAAGCATCTGCAACTTTTGAATATCAATTATATGAGATAGTGAAAATTTAATTAGGATAATGAATGGATAAATTAAGTGAACTCTCCGCTGAAGCAAAGAGAGATTTAGATATTGATGATAATTTTGAACACTTACACCAAGAGTCATATAAAAATCAAAGAATTCGACCTAAATGGAACGAATACAAAGCCAAGTATAAACTTTTAATTTTTCAATTAAAACTAGATCACAGAAAAATGTATTTCAATAAATGGGAATATTATGCGGGCAAATCTGACTCAAAGATTTACTCAGAAAAACCATTTGATATGAAAGTTCTCAGAACAGACCTTGATATGTATATTAATGCAGATGATGAAATAATAGAAATTGATAAAAAACTTGAGTATCATAAATGCGCATTAGGTCTTATAGAGGATACTTTAAAAGGTATTGAACAAAGAGGTTGGGATATTAAAAATGCCCAACAGCAACAAATACATTTGTCTGGAGGTTTTTGATGTTAAATAATTGGATTGAATATTATGATAATATTGTTCCTGCTGATTTATGCAAAGAAATTATGAACTATCCTTGGACATGGAAAAATTCTACATACTCTAGCAATGAAGGTGTTAATTCAGATAGTCAAAATAGAGTTTTGATGGATGAAGTTTGGGTAGAAGATTTAAATAGACCTTATCCTAGATTAAAAGAATCTGTTTTGAAGATTATGAAATTGTATGGAGAAAAACATAAAAATTTTTCTTGTATTCATCACACTAATTTTCGTATTAATAGATACGGAGTGGATGGGTTTATGTCTCTTCATTCTGACAACATTCATCATTCTCATGGTCAACGATATGGATATCCACAGGCTACAGTTATTTTCTTTATAAACAACGAATATGAAGGTGGTGAATTTATCGTTGAAAATAATAGTTATAAAACTAAATCTGGTTCTGGAATTATATTTCCATCCAACTTTATGTTTCCTCATGAAGTTAAACCTATCACGAAAGGCGAAAGATGGAGCATAGTATCATGGTTGATGTGAATTTAAAGATTGATGAGTATGCGGCGTTTCCCACAATGATTTACAAATTCGAATCAGACTTGTTTGATGAACATTTAAAAATGATTGAATATATTAAAAACCAACCAATGACAATGGAAGGAATGATTCAAACTAAAGACAACTTGTTTAAATTAGAAGAATTTAAATCTCTAGTAGAGATTGTTCAAAATACTACTGCTAATATCTTGAAAAATTTAAAGTATGATGCATACAAAAGTATTGAAATAACTAGTATGTGGGGAAATCATATGAATGAAGGTAGAGCACATCCACCACATACACATTCTAATAATTTTTTGTCTGGTGTGTATTACATAGAAAGTTCAAAGGATTCATCTCCCATACAATTTTTTGACCCAAAACCACAAGCAAATATTTTAAAACCAGCTGGAACTGCAACTTGGCAGAATTCTTCTATGTTACAATTCGATTCGATTGTCGGAACTGGATTAATTTTTCCGTCGTGGTTGCAGCATTGGGTTCCACCAACGTCAGCTGAGAGAACAAGTATTTCTTGGAATTGTATTCTTCGTGGGGATTATGGTTCTAGAGAAGAATATCAATATGCTTATTTCTAAAAAAAATGAAGTTCATCTTAATCTAATAGATGTGGAACCATCTATCGCAGCAGAACTTAATGATTTTTTTACATTTGAAGTTCCCGGCCATAAATTTATGCCAAGTTTTCGCAATAAAATGTGGGATGGTAAAATTCGTCTGTATAATATTAATACAGGAGAAATTTATGTGGGACTTTTACCTTACATAGAAGAATATTTACAAAACTCTAATGTAGATTATAATCTTGATACTGGTGTGTTAAGTAAAAGGCCAGTATCAAGAAAGGCTGTTGAAGGGTTTGTAGAGGCATTGAAACCTACTCTTGGTGGAGAAAGAATTAAACCGAGAGATTATCAAATCAGTGCTGTTGCTCATGCAATTGCAACTAATCGGGCTCTTCTTATCTCTCCCACTGCTTCTGGTAAATCACTTATAATATATTGTCTTATTCGTTATTACTATATGAAAAAATTAAAAACTCTTATATTAGTTCCAACAACTTCATTAGTAGAACAGATGTATAAAGATTTTGCAGATTATGGTTGGGATTCAGAAAAACATTGTCAGAAAATTTATCAAGGTCATGATAAAAAAGTAGTTAAAGATGTGGTTATATCTACATGGCAATCATTACACAAAATGCCTCAAAGATATTTTAAACAATTTGGTTGCGTGGTAGGTGATGAAGCTCATTTATTCAAGGCAAAATCTCTTACTGGAATTATGACTAAATTGCATAAGTGTAAATACAGATTTGGTTTGACAGGAACATTAGATGATACACAAACACATCGCCTTGTTTTAGAGGGATTATTTGGAAAGTCTAAATATGTTATAACAACCAGAGAACTTATTGATAATAAAACATTGGCCAATTTAGAAATTAATTGTATAATATTAGGTTACCCAGATGAAGACAGACAATTAATAGAGGAATTTGAATATGCACAAGAACTGGAATTTGTTGTCACAAAACCTGAAAGGAATGATTTTATTGTTGACCTTATGGGGCGCATTGATGGTAACACACTATGCCTTTTTCAATTTGTAGAAAAGCATGGAAAGGTTTTGCATGAATTGTTAATTAATAAATACAAGGATAGATCTATATTTTTTGTTCATGGTGGTGTCGATGCAGAAACTAGAGAAGAAATAAGAGAGATTGTTGAAAATGAAAAGAACGCAATTATTGTTGCGAGTTATGGCACATTCAGTACTGGTATTAATATTCGTAATATCCACAACATCGTGTTCAGTTCACCGTCCAAGTCTAAAATCAGAGTTTTGCAATCTATCGGGAGAGGTTTGCGCAAAACTGACATTAAAAATACCATTAGGTTATTTGACATTGTAGACGACTGTTCTATGCCAAACAATAGAATTAATTTTCTTTTAAGACATTTCAGTGAACGTCTAAAAATATATAAAAGTCAAAAATTCAATTACAAAATTAATAGGATAAAACTATGAAAGAATCAGTTGTAATTTTAAAATTGACTAATGGAGAAAGTATTATAGGAAAAATATTAGAGACATATGATATTTCTAATGATTCGCAAAAAACTATACATATATCTTTTCCATTAAAACTTGTTCTTGTACCAAAAAAGACAGAGACAGGATTTGTTGAAGCTTTAAGCTTATCACCATGGATTCATCCATTAACAGATGATGAGTTTATTGATATCAATTCACGTAATATTGTTATGCTAGTTTCTGCTTCTATAGAACTTTCAAATTATTATAAACATTGCATCAATCAATTTAATATTTCTGATGGAGGCCCAGATTTTGATGAAACTATAGAACCAACAGATAAAGAGTTATATGAAATTGAAGAAGAAGTAGAAGAAGTAGAAATAGATAAACTTAATGACTTATTACAACATATCAAATCAAATGTAACTATTCATTAAACGCCCTACATGGTCTATTATAGTGAGTTCAGAACCCCCTGTCAATAGATTTTATTAAAAATATTGATATAATATTATATTGCAATAATATTTTTTTTATGTTATAATATATATATTAAAGGAGATTGAGGTGGTCAAGAAAAAAAGTGTTCATTATGTAGACAATAAAAAATTTCTACTAGCTATGGTAGAATGGAAAGACGAATGTAAAGATTATGAAGATGACGATGATTACACACCACCATTGACAAATTATATTGGCGAGTGTTTCCTAAAAATTGCTACTCATTTATCTTACAGACCAAATTTTATCAATTATTCATATCGTGATGAAATGATTTCTGATGGTATTCAAAACTGTCTACAATACGCATATAATTTTGACCCAGAGAAATCTAAAAATCCATTTGCATATTTTACTCAAATCATATATTATGCATTTCTTCGAAGAATCCAAGCTGAAAAAAAGCAAGTGCATGTTAGAAATAAGATGATTGAAAAACAAAGTTATGTTCCATTTATAACAATGGCAGGTGATGATACTGTTTATAGTATTGATGAGACATTCATTAATAGTTTGCTTCCAGATGAAGATGTATACAAACCTAAAAAGAAAGAAACTACTTTAGCTAAAGGATTGGAAGTTTTTATGGAGAAAGACGATTGAAAGTTGCATTGATCACAGATACTCATTTTGGCGCAAGATCTGAGAATCTTAATTTTAATGAATACTTTTTCGACTTTTATGAAAATGTTTTCTTCCCTTATCTAAAAGAGAATAACATAACAACTGTTATTCATCTTGGTGATGTGATGGATAGAAGAAAATATGTATCATACAGAATTGCAAAAGATTTTCGTGAAAGATTTGTAAACCAATTTGATGGTATTGATTTTCATATGCTTGTAGGAAATCATGATACTTTTTATAAGAATACGAATGAAGTCAATTCTCTACAAGAATTAGTAGATGGTAGACATGATAATATTACAATATATCCAAAGGCTACAGAAGTAGATTTTGATGGATGTAAGATATTATTTGTTCCTTGGATTAATAGTGAAAACATGTCTGACACTATGAAACTGTTGAAAACATCTCCAGCCCAAGTGTGTATGGGACATTTAGAACTAAATGGTTTTGCCATGCAGAAAGGTTTTATTATGGATCATGGTTGGGACAAAAAAGAATTCAATCGTTTTGATATGGTGATGAGTGGACATTATCATCACAAATCTGATGATGGACATGTATATTATCTCGGCACACCATATGAAATTTATTGGAATGATCATGATGACCCAAAAGGATTTCATATATTTGATACAAACACAAGACAACTAGAACGTATCGTAAATCCCTTGACAATGTTCTCTAAAATATATTATGATGACAGTGTTGAAATGAATAATGATATGACACGATACAAAAATAAGTATGTAAAATTAATTGTAGTCAATAAGAAAGACCTTTATCAGTTTGATAAATTTGTTGATAAACTTCTGCAAGCTGATTGTTATGAAGTTAAAATCATTGAAGATTTTTCAGAGTTAGATGCAAGCAATGTATCAGATGATATTGTTAAGAACACTGAGGACACTATGACACTGCTTGACAGGTACATTGACGAGCTAGATGTGACATTGAGTAAAGATAGATTGAAGAACACTATGAGAACTCTATACACAGAGGCACAGGACTTAGAGCTTTGATACATTTTGAAATGGTGCGTTGGAAGAATTTTCTAAGCACAGGAAACCAATTTACAGAAATTCAGTTAGATGAAAATTCTACCACACTGATTATTGGTGAGAATGGTGCAGGTAAATCTACTATTCTTGATGCTTTATGTTTTGGTTTATTTGGAAAACCATTTCGTAATATCAACAAACCTCAACTTGTAAATTCTGTTAATATCAGTGATGCACTGGTAGAAGTTGAGTTTCGTATTGGCACCAAGAAAATAAAAATTATTCGTGGCATCAAACCAACTGTGTTTGAGATTTACATTAATGGTAAAATGTATAATCAAGATGCAAATGTTCGTGATTATCAAAAATATCTAGAACAACAAATTCTTAAACTAAATTATCGTAGTTTTACTCAGGTTGTAATTCTGGGTAGTTCTACTTTTATTCCTTTTATGCAATTGAAGGCTCGTCATCGTCGTGAAGTAGTAGAGGAAATTCTTGACATTCAAATTTTCTCTTTGATGAATATGATTCTCAAACAAAAACTAAAAACTATAGATGATGAATTGAAAGATATTGCTTATAATATTGAATTGACATCCGAAAAAATTCATCTGAAAGAAAATTATATTGAAGATTTAAAAGAAAACAAAAGAAAATTACTAGATGAAAAGAAATCTTCTATATCAACAAATGAGAAAGAGATTGTCAAGAAGAAAAAAATCATTGATGACTTAAAGAAAGTCAGTGATGATATGACTCAAAGTATATCTGATTCAATAAAGATAAAAACAAGATTTGATGAATTAAAAGATTTGCAATCAACATTAAAAGAGAAACATAAAGCCCATTCTACAAATGTAACATTCTTTGAGAATAGTGAAGATTGTCCTACTTGTCAGCAACATATTGATGAAGAGTTTAAAACCAATATGATTGATAAGAAAAAGGCAGAAGC